CGAGTTGGCGATCGGATGATCTGCTACACACTATCAATAGTTATGCAAAACGGAGTGCCACCGATTATGCGTTTCAGAAACACATCGAAGGCAGTCAACAGTTGATGGCGGCTTTGGGCGCAAAGACCCATCGCAATGGGGCGCCGATTGATCCGCAGATCTTGGCCAGCACGCCGGATGTGCGCAGCGAGCCTGAGGTTCAAAACATCATTCGCGAGTTCAGTGGCGCGCCCGCGCAGTCTTCGGTGGGCAAGATTGCTGGGGCCACTTCGGTTGCGAGCCAGCTTGCACTGGGGCCAGTTAGCCGCGCGAAAGACGTAGTCGGAACGGCCGCTAAAGGACTTGCGTTCTTGCAGCCTACTGACTATGCGCAAGGCTTGATTGACTTCGCGGGGCATCTTGCGAATTGGACTAAAACCGCCGAGCGCTCATATGCCAGCGGACTTAATCGGCGCGATGCGGCCGCTCAAATGCGTGCCGTGATGGGCGTACAAGATATGGTGTCGAATCATCTCAGCCGAGCCGCTGAGTTCATTGGCAAAGCGACGGGCTTGAATAAGCTTGAGCAAGGCGCTCGTGTGGTGGCGCAGGCTTGGGGCGATACGATCATTGGGCTGACTAAAGCACGGGCAATGGCTGGTGATATCAATTCGGCTAAGTTTCTTGATAAGCTTAGTCCTGATTGGCGGACACGCACGGATCTCGACTTGTCGGCGCAGATGGGTCGTGTACTCCAAGGCACTTATGATATGCGTAGTTTGCCCGCATGGATGCTTCAAGGGCCCGCGGCGCCTTATCTCGCGTGGAGCAAGTGGAGCATGGGGCAGCTCAATAACTTCATGGATTACGCGATTAAGCCTGCGACCGAGGGCAATGTTGCGCCATTGATTGGGCAGTTGTTTATTGGACTAGCCGGCGGCCAAGCGGTCCAAGAAGTGGCTGAGTGGTTGAACAATCGCGAGAACAAAGACATCAACTGGAATGAGCTTTCGTCATGGCTAGATCAGAATCAAGGACAGCTTGGCGCCGATGGGACTCAGTTGCTTGGGCAAAAGATGTTGACGTTGGTGCAGAATCTCGGCACGTTTGGGTTTGCGGGCGACTTGGCCAAGACTGGTCTTGATGCGATGGTTGGCGGAACACAAGGCGTTGGGGCATTGCCCGTGGCGGACACGGTGATTGATGCGGGCAAGCGCACCGCGGCGGCCTTGAAGGCCATTGATGATGGCGAGGATGTTGGGCGGGTTATGAGGCAGTTGATTACGGACATGGCCAAAGGTCATGTGCAAGTGGCCCGTGCGGCATCGAATTGGTTGGATAAGGATGCCTCGCTGGACTATAACGACAAGCGGCGCCGGCGGTTGTATGATGAATTGACGGGTGAGAAATCCAATGGTCAAACCTTTGCGATTTCGTATAGTAACTTGGGCGAGCGCGATCTGGACAAGATGACGGATGTGGACGATATCGGAACGGCGGCGGGGAATTTGATCGCCAAGGCGGCTGAGCGATCACAGAATCAAGAAGACTTCACGCGGGAAATTAGGAAGCTTACGACCGCCCAGAATAGTGTGATGCCTAATCCGGAGCGGCAGCCCGCGAAGGTGGCTGGTTATCTTAACTGGCTAGAGGGCGCAGATCCCGGCAGCGGGATGGATGCGGTGGCACGATACGAAACTAATAAGGGAATGGCAGCCTATAAGAAAGCACTAATAGAAGCAGGAGCAGGATTGAGATAAACAAAAAAAAAGCCCACTCAATTAAGAGTGGGCTTTTGTTTTAATGCAGACTAGCCACGTAGAAACTCATATGTTTTTTCGTAAGCTACTCCCTCGACTAGCTCAACGTCAACGCACGTAACGTGAGCTACGGTATGAAGATGACAATTCTCGTTTATCCACTTGATTAGAGGCTTTGCTGCCTCCAGCATTTCTTTTGCTTTTTCGTCTTGTATCGTCATATGTTTTACTACTCGCCGAGAAGTTGATCCTTCTCGAACTCTTCGCGATCGTCTTCGTCGGAACGATCGGGTTCTTCATCATCCCAACGCGGGCCACGGCGGCGAAGATTCTCTTCGGCCTCGCCGCCTAGATAGGGATTCCATTCGCTCATACAGTCCTTGTAGGTTCAGTCCAGCCGGGCGGTTTCACTACCTTACCGTCATTAGCCCGCCGCACAATAAGACGGGGTTGATCTTCCACGGTCACGGGCGTGGAGACGTATTGGAATTTATGCGTGATTGCATTGAACTGTTCAGGTGTCCACAGCTTATTCATGTTGGCGGCATGCACCTTGTTGAAATGCTCGCCGAGTTGAGCGGATGTGAAGCCGGCCTCAGCCGCAGCACCCAACGCAAAATAGATCACGTCGACGATGCCATCGAGATATTCATTGGCTGTCTCGGCCTCATACATCTCGGTGGCTTCGTCATGAATCATGTCCGCCTGAAACTCACGAAGATTGTCGGGCGGGCAGATTGGCGTGGCAGAATTGTGCAAGCCGAAGGCTTTGCGGAGTTGAAGAATGGATTCGAAGGGCGTCATAATTTATTCTTTGTTCCTCATAACAATTCCGCCGCCGCAAGCCGCATAGCCTGCGGTATCGTGCCAATGATCGAGATTATCTGGTGTGGTTTTGATGCGAGAGAGTTTGACACAGATCATAATAGTAGCCACATCGACGGGCGCAAGAGGCTCCTTTAGTTTCTTGCTCAGAGCGATATTGATGAGCCCCGCGATGTCTGCGAAGTTATCTTCCGCATCGCCATGCGTAGCATTGCGGTCCTTTGTGACATAGCCTTTGACCACATCGAGAAAGTCGGCGCGCAGGTTGGCGGCCGATTTAGGCGTACTAGTGGCTTCCTTGAATAATGGATAGCAGTTGGCTTTTGCAACTCGCAAAATACTATCAGGTTCTGGATCGTAATTTTGCCAACGTTCGTAGTCCACAGCCTCAAGTCTACCTGCCGCACACCAAGCCACATATCTTTCATATGTATGTGGCGGCAACTCATGCCATTCTTTTTTAAGCGACATAATGCGTAGCGTTGTTAATTCGTTTCTCTTTAATTCTACCAAGTTCTAACAGATCCTTCACAATCAAATCAAATTCCTGCGCCGTCTTACATGACGCATAGAATTGCGTATAGAGTGTTTTGCGGCCCGCACCGAGTTCGCCGGCCCGCCGAATAAACGTGTACATCTGCTCGGCGATCCGTGTGGTCTCGTTGCGTCCAAGCCCCACGAAAGGAAGATGCATATTCTTCTCCCACTCTTCGAGGAGCGCTAGAGTCTTATGGCATTCATCGAGCGTGACCACCATATCGGTGTTTTCCGCAAAATGAACGGCCAACAAAATCTTCATGAAGTGAAGATTCTTGCGCTCATAATAACCCTTGAGCATGGGATGTTTGTTAGTGACTAACTTCGGATCTTGCCCCACAAACGTGGTGTCACAGAATGCTCGGGCCTCGGGCGTAAATTGCACCGGCCCATAAAGCACTGAAAGTTTGCGCATCCAGCCTTGTAAGCTGTCGCGAGCGGCAAGTTGTTCGGGTTCGAGATCAGGGATAAGAAAGACTCCGAAGCGTTTGTCTTGTCCCCACACCACAACCGAACGGCTCATGAAGCCGTCAGTCAATACGTCTACGTTCTGCATGGAGCGGAACTTATCGTCGGTGGTGTTGCCGAGCAGCGATACACAGATGTTGGTGCAGAAATCTGTACCTCCGTGTTTTAGCTTGCGCACATATTTCTTGCCGCCATTGTAGGCTTCGAGAAGATAATTCGTCAAGTCTTCACTATGTTTCTTGAAGATTGATGTAAGTTCGTCAAGAATAAAGACAAGACTACTGTGCGTGTAAGTTTTAGGAATCTTACTAACCGGATCTATGTAGCGGTGGAGATAAGCCACCTTCGAGGTTTCTTGTGTGATCTGTTCGAATGTGGTACTGTTGGGCGCAATATAGACAAGCGGCCGCGAGGCACCATCAAAAGTGGCCCGGTTGCCCTCGGCGATTAGATCGGAATCTTCAAGAGTCTCAGTGACTACCGGATTACTTTTGATGTCGATGATGTTTTTCATCGCCGTCATAATCATGGACTTGCCGCTGCCGGCTGGTCCGATGAATGTCATGTATTGGTTGGGAAATACTGGATGAGCATCCAGACCTCCGAACCAAACGCGACGTTGAAGTGCGGCCCCCATCATGAAGTAAAAGGAAGCATTAACCCAAGTCTGTGGACTGTTGACATGTTTAGTGTAGCAACACCAGTCATCATAGTTGCTCATTGAGGTAAGCGAGCCGCACGGAGTTCTTACGGATTTGAAGGGTGGTTACGACTTTAAGTCCTTCAAGCTGTTGAAGCTCGGGATCAAAGTCGTCCGGCAGATGGCTCTCATGAACGATTACTACTTGCGGCCCCGGGATTGCCGAAGGCCAAGCAATTAGCTTTTCACGAATTTGATTCGTGATTTGCGTTAGACGATCATTAGCCATTGTAGCGGAGGAAGCAGAAGTGGTGCCTATTCAAGAACGTTCATCCCAAGGGGATTTGTGTCCTCATCATAGCCGCCCCAATTCTTGCCCACCTGAAAGTCAGAGCGCATAGTGAACTCAACCCCTTCGCGCCCGACGAGTTGTTGGGCCAGCGCCGACTGCATCAATGTTCCGGTGGCTTTGATGTCCGGATCAGGAGGGATCGAAAGAAAGCTATCGTGTTTGTTATTACATGCTGGACGGATATGAGCAGGGCGTACACTATTAAAGCGCCGCACAGCACGATGAGTAATACAACCCACAGTGGACTGTGGAATCCAAGAGATGGCTTCTCGGATGTAGCTGTCAGTAATCTGTCGTTCAAAGCGACGAGGGAATCCAAAAAGGTTTCGCAATATCCGATCGCGGCGGACAGTAAATTCAATTTCATCTTGCCATTCAATAATTTCAGGGAACAGATCCGCAAAGAATTTAAGGAACAAACGGCATTCGTCGATCGACAACACCATAGTTCCGTGCGATTGTTTGAGCGCTTGAAGCTGGAAAGTCCTCTCGCGCATACGATATGATGAGGCATGGCAAGTCATCTTGCCTACCTTGTAGGGAATGCCGCTGTTCTTAATCGCTTTATCGAGAGCTTTCCAGCCCGGTTGGGCGCGAAGATCTTCGGGCGCCAGCGATTTCCAGAACGCGGGCGATTGCCCGTCTAGCGGCCACCGATCTTTATACTGCTCGATAAAGATATGCATGGCCACGAAAGTGTGGGGTTTGATGCCCACCTCGAACAAGCGCCGATAGTTTCCGCGGCGGGTAAGATACGCCACGACAAGAGCCTCAGCGCCCGCTTGGTCGCATTGGACGAAACTGTGGCCGGCCGGAGCTATGTAGATATCAAGCGCTTCTTTGTCAGGGTTTTGGAGGTTAGCTCCGAAGCGCCCCAAGAATTGACCGCTGGCGAGCCGGAATGAACCGGTGCCAGCGACTTTGTAGGACGTAAGACATGAGAAGTGGAGACTCATAGATCTGGCGAGTTGTCACCATTCCAGTGTTTAACTTCCTCATATGGATCAAAGTCTTTCCATCGCGCAAGTACTTCAATAAACTTTGCTGCACATTGCGGACATAAATGCTTAGCGCTATTGTAGTCCACTGTTGAACCGACACTTACGCAGCTAAGTGAATGTACAGACTTGCGACATTTATAACATCTCATATTTAAGTTCCCTCTCTCCAATCTTCAAACGAACTATTGTTAGGTATTCCATCCTTGCTCAGATAGAGATATCGCAAGGTGGCTATGCGACCGACGGGCGGATTAGTAACCCACTCGCGGCGCAGGATGTCATCGAATCCGGTGCCCACCTTAAACGACGGGCCTTTTGGATTGTGGAAAACAAGTGCCCCAACGAGCCCGGCAATACGAGGCTCGTCGGAAAGCTCTACGCCGATGCATTTAAATTCTCCATGTACAAATGCTTTGCGGCGCTGGAGATTTAAGGTTGCTCGTTTGTTTGTGCCTTGCGGAATGTAAGCTCCATACACGCTCTTAAGGATTTGGCCTTCGTAACCTTGACTAATATACTGTTCATAGAAACGGTCAACGTCGATGCGCGTGAGGCAGCGTTCCCAATGGACCACTTGATAACCGGGGCCACGAAGATTACCGAGCCTAAGCATTCGATCCAATGCATTGCCAGTTCCGACGTTGTCGAAGACATTGAAGGATACTTTCTCGGCGTTATCGCCGGGCCCCAGTCGATTGATGCCCACGGCGCTATTGATTTGTTGAAGGGCCATTCCATGACAGTAAAGCTCGCCGTCAAGGATCAAGTCGCCCGCAGGCTGGATGTGCGCCAAGACCTCAGGTCGCCACTGAATACCTTCGCGCGTAAAGAATCCGCGGCCCGGAATCCACATACACCGCAGGCCGTTAAGCTTGGGCATCGAGATAACGTGGCCGAAGACTGCTGCATTATAGTCGCTAGCGCGCATAAAGCTCGCGGCGACCTGAGGATCTTTTTCCATTATAGTTTAAAGGTTTTTTGTGCGGGACTTTCTTTCTCAAAGACAGGAACTTGCTTCAATGCCGCGAGTTCTTTTTCGAGTGCTGCTACCCGCGCGGCCAGAAGCTTACGCCCCTCGACAATAGTCTTGGCCACCTCAAGCATTCCAGCGTTGCCGCTGAGCTTAAGGGTCTTGTCTTCGCGCTGCGAGGCAATGTAACGGATCAGTTCGATGGCGCCATAAGGAGCCATCTGCATCATTTCAGGTTGATTCATTTTAGTATTCCCAAATCCAAGATTCGAAATTGAGCATGCCCTTTAGCTTCACCATGCGGCGCATCTCGAAGATCACATCAATCGCTACATTCTTGGGGTTTTTGATTTTGATTTTGTATAGTGCGTCTCCGGCCACCGACGGGGCGCCAGAGTTCGTAGTCTTTTCTGGGCGATAACCCATCAGACCATGAAGATATTTCACTACTTGATCGGGAGAACCTGGGTTAAGAGGCTTTCCGACAAGAATATTAAGGACTCTCTGGAGGTCTCGGTGACGAGTCTCGCAGGCGCGAATGATGGCTTGACGCTTAATCTCAGTGTATTCGAGTCCTTGGAGGGACATGAAGCCATAGTCATAGAGCGATGACATTGCTTGCCCGACACTGTCCATAAGTCCTTGATCGAGCGCAATCGTGGCCTGTTGTCCGTAGTAGATTTCACGGAGAGCCACCACGTCTTTAACATTGTAAGCTCGAAGCTGGTCAAACTGCTGCTTATTTCGGGGATCAAAAGATCCACCTTCATCTTTGTGAAAGGGTCTGTTGGCGTATAAGGTTTGCTGATGAGCGAGAGACTTTTCAGCTTCGGGCCAGATACGGTGGCCAGCAACCATGGTGCAGTAAATGTCCAGTCCAAATGGCAGCCGGTAAAAAGCTGCGAGGAAGAGTAAGTCGAAGAGTGCATTGTGAATAACGATGCGGCGCCGCTTCATTTCGCGTACCAGTGCGGCAAAGAAAGCTGGACCAACTCGTAAGTTACCAGCCCAATCATAGACAGGTACAGAATAAACAGGACTATCGCCACAAGCGATGGCGAGGCAGAGAAGAGTATTAGTCTTTGGATTGCATTCAATATCAAAGAAGATAGGTCCTTCGTGAGCGAAGACATTAAGCGCATCGCGTGTGTTATCGACGTAGTACGCTTTGGGTTCCGGCGGCGATATCGGACCGGCATAAGTCAGGACCTTTCGAACGTCTTGTTGAAACCAGAAGCGATAGTTACTGCGCTTGGTGGGCGAGTTAGATTTGCCATCGCCGTCGGTATCATCCTCATCATCGCCATCTAGGCCCGCCAATTCATCCTCGATGCCGCGGGCATCGCAGGCGTCTTGCGGCCAGTAGGTTGTGATGAATGGAACTTTGCTCTGCGATTCGTAGATGACCCCGCGGAATGCGTCAAGCGTTTTGCCTTTAGCCGCCGGGATAAATGGGAGGGCATTGGTGCCCGCAAAAATAATCTTGCTGAGTTTGGCGCCGACGGGTCTGTCGCCTTTGAAGAATGCATCGACGGTGGTCGTGAACACTTCTGTGTCGTAATCTATTCCGTGCTCGGCAAATGTCTCGCGGCACAGATCTCCGGCGGGCCCAAGGTTAATGCCTTGATTCTCGCGGTCAAATCTGTTGAGGCCATTAAGAACGAGGGCAATCATTTGGAAGGAGCCCCGCAATTAGGGCATTTGTACGGATGTCCATAGTCGTGTGTCGTTGTGCAATATGAACACTTAACCTTAAGTGATGCGCATAGCTTAGGCTGGTTGCCTATCAAATTGTCATATGCCATATTCGACATATTCATACGATCGTGATTAAATGCGCTGAGGGTAGCTTCGGCGGTTAGTCCGGGGCAATATCCCATATGATTATCTCCTTATTTAACAGGCCAAAAGTAAAGATAGTTTGGAAGCTCCGACCAACCAAACTTGCCATAGTGAACGGGATCTTTACGCAGTAGGTTTGATCGGTGTGTTTTGTGAACGCGTTCGTCGCCTAGCCAGAATGGAGTATGACCGCGTCTTGCTTTATAGCCTAGCACATCCATAAACTTTTGCCACGTAGTGTCTTCGTATCCGCGCGCCATCCACTCTTCGACAATGGCCTGATGATACTGTGCTAGAGGTAACTCACAACCGCGCCACATCTTTACCGCCGGATGATGTTGCCAGCCATAATTGGGATCAATGAGGGCTTTGAGGATTTGTAAGTTCTCGACTCGCTGCTTGCCGAGCCGCCGCGTATCTAGCACCCGTGCGCACTCCTTGAAGTCGGCAAAGGGCAAAAAGGTTTGCATATAGATATAGAAAATCCCACTCCGCTACGGCATCGAGTGTACCACACGGTACATAATACTTGAGGAAATTTGGTAACCCAAGTATCAAAGGACTCGAAGATCAGTCCGCAGCGGAATGGGAAATGTCGAAACTCTTAAGTTTCAAATCTGGCACCAAGGGCTCCGTATCCTCCCGGCGGGCAGACAATCCCGCCAGCACCCTATGCATCCCCTTAGTGCCAGATTTGAAACTGCAAGCCCCGGCGAAGAGGCTTGCAGATGAGCGGCTAATTAGAAGCCATCGGCCAGCATCGAACGAACCTGATCGAAGCTAAAGTCGGGCGTGAAGCGCCGGACAATAGGCTCGCCATTCTCGTCCCGCTTGGCCTTGGCGATATCAAAGGCCGCGTTGCGCTCGGTGCTGTCGGTAACATACTCGGTCTTACAACCGACCAGCATCGAGATGCGATGATTCTCAAGCTGCTTGAGCAGGCCGACAACCTCGTCGGGACCATACTCCTGATTCTCTGGAATCTGCTGGAGCAGGCCGAGCTTCTCAAGCTGGGGCGCCACACGATTGAGGGCATCGTCGACACCGTTCTTGTTCTTCAACATAACATACATCCGGCCCGTCGCTCCGGCGGTCTTGTATGAGCGGCCGGCGTATTCAACCACATCCGGCCCGACGATCTCGCCGTCGATGGTCACCATGGGAAATCCCGTCGACTTGCTCTCGGTGAGCTCGACCTTGTCGATGCGCACGTTGTAGGCGTTGCGGGGAATGTAACCGATGGCGACTTCTTTTCCACGAATCATTGTATTATCTTTGTGTTACTGCGTTTTGGTTTTGTGACAAGCTAGGCTTGTGGCCTAGTAAATGGGAGGAAGCTAATGGTATGCCAAGCTTTAAACATTCGGTGCAATAGTTTGCAGCGCGAGATTAACGTCGTTCACGATCACGTCGCCAAGGCCCCAGAAAGGCGGAGTCTTGGCCAGCGTGACGCCGTCAGTTTGGGTGCCTAGGAAGTATTCAATCTTGCCAGTCTCCTTAGACTTCTTGGCGAACGAAGTCCAGACCGCAATGCATTCGGACTCGATGCCCTTGTTGGCCCATTCTTTACCTTGCACAAAAGAACGGCGCCGGATTGTCAGGCTGCCATCGAGACCCTGAATCTGCACCACCTCTTCGAGCGAGGTAAAGATGACCGTCTTCTTCGTGGCTTTAAGCTCGTTGAATAGATCTTGAATGCCGTCGTTGTAGTTCTTCCAGATGTCGAAGCCCTTGTAAGTTTTCTCGCACCAGACTTGAAGCTGGTCGATGGCCGCGGTGATACTGTCGATGGCGATGATCTTGATGGCCGGATCTTTGGCGGCTTTACGGATCTCGACGAGCAACTTCTCGCGTGATTCGGAGGGTACGACGAGCGCGGGATTAGTCACCTTGAAGGGCATACCTTTCCGCTCGGCGTCGATGATGCGCGTAATATCTTGCGGCAAGTTGCGGAGGGATGTGGATTTGCCGGTGCCGCTGGGGCCGACGATTCCGATAAGTGTGGCGGGATAATTCATATTAGAGGGAGATGCGCTGAATGAGGTTTCTGAGGTTGTCGTTATTGTCGGAGAGTTGATTCCTCTGACCAAGCAAACACGAATGTAGGCGTGTGAGGTTTAACATAGGCATAGGCGGCCTATCTTGTTGAGGCTCTTCTGCTGTGAGAATTGGACTAAGCTCTTCTTCAAGAAGCTTAATCAGTTCAGCATAAGTTTCAATCTCTTTTTGATTCGCATCAGTGACTTCATTGAGCGGCGAGCTTTTAGTAGCGACACCTTCGGTAGTCTGATGTGGATGCATCTTTTGTGCATAAGCGTATGGCTGCGGAATACGAGGCGATGATTTGATGTTGTCGAATTCAGGTCTCATAATTTACCAAGCTAGTGGTTCATATTTAACTACTGCGGTTTCGGACAGAAAGAGATCTACTTGATCTTTGTTTTGCGCGAAGCAAAGTTTTTTAAACGGGCACGCCGGGCACGCATTGTTAATCATGCCGGTGGGAGGCGGAAGAATATCGTCTTCAACATAACGCCGAACTTGCTCGATGAATGCGTAAAGCATTGTGGAAAAGATCTTGAAGTTCTCTTCGGTGAATCCGGTCTCGGGGCCTAAGCGCCACGTGACGGGCTTGGCCGATAACAAGATTGCAAGCGGCCGCATCACAAGCTTACGATACCAAGCAAGATTGCCGAGATTGATGTCGTCCTTGAAGATTTCATAGGCATGACGATTCACAATCCATGGGTAGAATGTGAATTGGGTGTCGCCTTCATAGCCCGCAATAACCTCCTTGAATAGATATTTGCGTGAAGTTTTGTAGTCGGTGATGACGATGAGATTGCGCCGCTCGTCGTGCGAGAGTACGTCGATGGTACCCGCAAATACAAAGCCCGGCGCGGTGTCGATAGGGAACTCGAACTTATACTCGGCGCCTTGACAATGAGAGAGCGCGATGGGCTTCGGAAGATCTTGCGGATTAAGTGATGATACTGCTTCCTTAATCTGTGTGGCTTCTTTGGCCGGCAGATGTTTTTCGCGTGCGGCCTTAAGCGCGTCAGTCATTGCGCGCATACTGTTTTCGGGCGAGCGATTGAATGCGAGATCTTCCGCAAACTTATGAATGATCTTGCCCACCGTCAGGATAGGATCTTCGGTCTTGGGCTTGAGCCCCAACACCACAGTTAGAAACCAGCGGCGATGGCAGGCGGCAATCTTGAGGCCACTGGCGTTGATTGGGATTTTATCTGGTCGCCCGTCGGCGGGCAGATCTTGTAGAGATAATGTCATCCTAGCTTGAATGTTTGTTGTTTCTTAATGATGTCTTGAATACCCGGAATGTTTGCGAGCAGAGGATCTTTAATAAGTTCATCGAGCGATCCGCCGAGCGGCCTCGTGTGGGGAAAATGCGGCATCAGGGCCGCAATCAATTCAGTGTCCGTCAGTTCGGAGATTGGCTTGGTGAAACCCAGCAGGTGGTCTAAGTGGTTGGTCGATTCGCTCATATTTCTTAATCTCTTCTGAGACCACGATGTATCGTGTAGTTTTTGGCCTACGTTGTCTTTGAGATTTTTCTATATCGGCAGAGGTGGTTGCTACTGTATAACCATCCGGAACTTTGACATACCATTTATGCTGTGCTTGATACCGCACAAGACAGAGCGGCGTTGATCTGATGTAGTTAGCATTATTGTGTTCCCATGAGTAAGGACCAGTCGGGTAATAAATAGCACTCTTCGAGGCACGCAGTATCTCAAGTTGTGCGTAGATTTCATCAAGTGATTCAGGATTCTTGAGCCGCCTTTTAAACGGAATCAAGTACACCACTTTTTCTTTTTTCATTTCTTCTTCCTCCTCCAACTAACCGGCCCATATCTTGACTCATCAAGTTTATAGGCTTTAGCAATTCGCACCGTATCCATCACTTCTCCTTTGCCCGCAAGCAAATGTGCATTGTCTCCGTTGTTGCCATGTGTCTTGCGCAACAATTTATTACTGGTCTCGTCGAGCGCCATAGTGGTTATTGATTATTGAGCAGAGATGTGTAGATGTTGGCGTAACGTTCGGCCCGCTCACGAACTTCGCGAGGACAGTTTGTGGTGAGATAGCCGCGACGCCTAAAGCCCGCATAGCCCATGTTCCACATACAGTAGAATTGGGCGGCACTTGCTTCGCGCCAGCCATTCGCTTCTTGATACTTATACAGCAGCCAAAGCGTATGGACCTTGGCGCACCGGGCTGCTTCGTCGGGATTAGATAGCTGGGGCTTGTGTCCCTTGAAGTGTTGCTTCCATACGGCCGTACGAATCTGATAGCGACTAAGCTCGCCAGCCGCTCCGACTTTATGATCGTTGTTGCCGCTTTCGATCTGGCTTAATGCGGCCAGCCGTGTCGATAAGTCGTGTGATAATGCGGCTCCATGGCCGGCGAGTACAAGCGCTATTGGTAGGCTCATGATTGGATTCATGCATTGAATATTTGACTGTTAGTTCGGAATGATCCTTCGTCACGCAGGCCACGGCGGTTCAGCCACTCGCGATACTTGCGGTCGATTTGGCGTTGAGTAGCGGCCATACTATTTTCGCCGCGCGTAATGCGCGGGTCAGGAACTCCTGCGGTAGTATGACTACTTCCGGTGGTAACTAGTTTGCGCTTGCTCATGGTGATTTATCCTTCGAGTGCCGTTAGTGCTTCGGGGCTCATGTGTAGGATTGTCAGTTGTTTATCGCCTGCAATCCAATCGTGGATAAAATACTTATCCTGTTTGATGATTCCGATTGCCCATTCGAGGGAAGCAGGATCGACGCCGACCCAAGTTTTGTGTGTATCTTTTGCCGCGCTGGAAAAGAACTCTTGAACTTCCTCGCGAAATTGGAAGGCATCGAATCCGGTCTCGCCTTCGCGGGGCACTTCGGTTAGGCCCTCGAAGAAGTTATCGAGATTCTTATCTTCAAGTTCGCGGAGTGAGAAGGTTATTAGATTGCGGGTGCGCTTGATAACGAACAATTCTACATTGTCCCGGATGGCATTCCAATCCTCGTCGGCCATTGCATAGTTCCACTTCTCTACGACGCCGCCGTCGAGAAGCCACTGGCGACCCTGCGTGAATTGCGCGAGGACGGTGCGCGAATCATAGGGCGATCGGATGAGAGATTTTTGCAGGGTCTTAGACGGCACGGCGAGAAGCTTCTCGATCATGCGGTAGACTTGTGTGCCCCATGTCTTCTGATAGTAAGGATAACCGGGCTTGCGCGGGTTAGCTTCGAGACCGCCGCCGGGCTTGAGAATGTGGTCGGCCGCAGCCAACGCCTCACGAGCATCTAGCTTAGGTTTATGCGGTTGCAGATTCATAACGCGGAAGTTTTAGTTTCTGGATTTCACGGCGCAATAGGATGTTATAGAGTGCACGAACATTACCGAGCATCACATCTTCGGGCGGAATATATTCATCGGGTTCGAGAGGGGTCCATCGCTCGTCTTTGATGATGCGATCGGCGAGGTATCGAATCTCGCCGGGGCCACGCTCTTGAAGCGAGTAGGTTTGAAGAGACAGTTGATTGATGCGGAAGTATAGATCCTCACGGAATGTGCCCGCTTGAACCATGGCGAGCAAGTTCCGATTGGTGGCGAATACAAAGCGACATCCAATGGGAATAGAGTCGACGGCCCCGACGGGCAGCACTCGCTTCTCTTGAATGACCCGCAAAAGTTTGGCTTGTTGCGAGAGTGGCAACTCGCCGATCTCGTCGAGGAATGCGACCCGCTTGCCCACGCTGCGCAAGAATCCCGGGGCGCCTTTGGCCAGCGCGCCCGTGAATGCACCCGGCGCATATCCGAATAGCTGCGACTCGAACAGGGTATCTGTCAAGCCGGCCATGTTGATTGAACTATACTTAGGGATAAACTCACTCATGTCGTCGTAGGCGACAATGCCTGCTAGCAACTCTTTGCCCGTGCCGCTTGGGCCATGAATGAGGAGATTGTAGCGGGCGAATTCTTTGTTGAGCCGAATCGCCTGCCGCACGGTCTCGCGGGTAGGTTCGTGTTGTGTAGGATAAATGTACCAAGCCCAATCATTAACCCGCCGGATACGATGCTTATCAATTTCGTAATCCTCCTCAATCTGTCGGAGGATTTGCTCTTGAAATCCCTGCCGCAATTGCGGGTGCTTTGACGGATCTATGTTGAGATTCATTTTTCACCTTCCTCTTCGTCATCGTCGTCTTCTTCTACTTCGATAATGCCCGTCGATTCCGAGCCCTTCAATTCATCTTCCGTAAGTTTGCGGCCGGCTTCCCGCTTGCGCACCGCACGTTCGAGTTCCGAGGCGAGGTCAATGTTAGATGAGCCGATGGCATCAATGGATTTAAGCTTCGAGGCCAGCTTCGGGGCCATATGATCCGAGAGCAACGTGTGCATAGGAATGTAGATTTCTTGCACAGTGTCGGTGATAGTGCTGACTCGAACGCATCGGCCAAGCGCTTGCGCAAACTCTTCGGCCCAGTATGTCATGGTGGACATAACCCAGCGGGGCCGACAATGCACATAGCGATGATCGAGTGAGATGCCAGTGCCGCCGCTCGATAGGGTATAGACACAGAACTCTGTGCCGCCCTCGATGAATGCCTTGACATTTTCGTGGCGCTCTTCCTGAGATTGATTGTGGAGCTTAAGCTCTCGCAACTTGATGTTGCGTTGAGCGAATGCATCCTTGGTCATCTCGCGGAACAGCCGCTCGCTGGTGTACTTCACGCCCTTGTTGAAAGCGCGGAGTTCGGCCGGATCAATACCCAACTCGTCAGCGGTGGGTCGCCGCGTGGCGTCGGGGTTGTCGAGAATCCACTTGCCAATCATGCCGCCCACCTCGCTGGCGCGTTGGGTAGGAAGGAGATCTTCCTCGCGGATTTCTTTTTGTCCACCCCAAATCAAACTGATCTTGCTGCGGGTATAGCCGAGCGACTTGAAGTATGCAGACTCCGAGAGCTTGAGCACATACTCCTTCAAGGTCTCGGTGAAACGAATAGCTAGCACAGGTGCATAGCCTTGCTTGTGAAGCTCGATAGCGTCGGCTACCCATTGATCTACTGTGGCAAGTTCGGCCGCCCGTGCCATCACCATGAAGGCCACCATGACTTGGCCTTGCGGATCTACGCTGCGCCCGGTGGCCTCAAGCGCCTTGGTGTAATTGGACATGGCATTAACGACCATGCTCCAATTCGTGGGGTCAGTGATCTCAAAGAGCTTGACGCGATTAAGCGCCTTAACTTTCTGCGGATCATTGGGCGGCCGAATAAAGCGGTCGCCGATGGCCGCACTCCAACGCTCCAATGCCGCGCTATTGGGCTTGGTTAGCGGGATCTTACTACCTTCGTTGAGGGCGCGTGCGAACTCGGGGAACAACTCGCGATTGACGACACGGCCGCCATACTCAATCTTCATGGCGAGTGTCATGAACATTGTGTCTTGAAGGGTTACTGCGGGCGTGGCCGAAGTGAACACCCACTTGATGCCGGGAATGTCGATGAAGGATGCGAGATACTTTGTGCGCTTAGCTTTCTCCTTCTTGAGTTCTTGGCACTCGTCGACAATGATTGCTCGCGGGGCGCATTCGTTGGGCAATCCGAAGCGGATGATGTTAGACTTCTGCCCGAATACCTCGACGGTATCCTTGCGGAAGAATGCCGCGTTCTTCTTGGACATGAGTTCGTTATAGCTCATGACATCGACGGCCATTCCTATGTCCTTCAAGCCGAGCCGCTTGCAGGTGTCGCGAAACTCCAGCACCACGCTGCGCTTGGTGATGATAAGGATGGGCGGAAAGATAGCCATGAAGTTCATGAACTCCGAGGGCTTGTGTTTCTGGAGCCACAATGCGAGACCGGCCGCAATCCAACTCTTGCCCTTACCGGTGCCCAGTGGCACAAGTGCACCATCAAGATTCTGGTTGAACAGAACATCGAGCAGGGCGGCAATAGCCTTCTTTTGCTGAGGCTTAAATTCCATTCCGCCGGGCAGCGGAATGTCGATGGTGGAATAAGTGCGTCGTTCGCGAGCGTCTCGCTCTTCGGCAATGCGCACTTGTTCTTTGCGGGCTCGATCGGGCGCGTTGCGAATCCAGTATTCGACAACCTGCGACAAGATTTCGAGGTTGATGGCGCGGGCACGAGCGGCCTCAGGAATCTCGATGCCTAGTTCTCGTTGGACGTGTTCCCACGTGGAGACTGTGCCATACTTGAAGGCATTGAGAAGTTTGGTGCCGGCCGCTCGGGCGCTTGTGAGCGCGGTGGCCTCAAGCTTCTCGGCCGGCGATAGTTCGCGCCGGGCCTTCGGCGCCACGGGTGCAATAGATGATAGGTTCATTCGGCGGGTGCAACAATGTCTAGGATTTCTTGGACGCTCTTGAATCCGTAGGCGCTGGGTGTCAATGTAAGTTGACGCACGTAGGTGTCAAGGGCGAGCGATTCAGGAAGCGGTTGCTTGCTGAGATTTTCGAGGTGTCGTTGGAGGATGGAGTTCTGCTTGAGGATAGGTTCGAGCTTGCGAGTGTTTGCGGCCAGCTTATCTTCGACGGTCATGCGGAGTTTGACCCGGCGGCTGATGGCTTGGTTGCGTGCCTTAACCATTTTGCGGAGGCGAAGTGTAGACTGCTTGAGCGTTGGATTCATAGATGTTACGGTGGTCGATTTCTTTGATGATTTGTTCGATGGGAAAATAGATGATGATGTTGGTGGCATGATCGGCAGCGAAGGCGCCGCGAAGAGTGTCGATTAGATGTTGGGATTTTTCGCGGTATGTTTCCTCGCCGCGGGATGTAATAGATTTGGCAAGCGCTTCGGCTTTGTCGCGCGGAAAGATTGCAGAGCGCACAAGTTCGTGTGCGATGCGGTGAATGCGGAGTTCATGGGCGCGAGCGATAAGGTGACTGACGTCGCGCTGGAGGAACTCTTCGCGCAGGGTGCGGCGGCGCTCGACGGAGTGTTCCCACTCGGTCTTCTCCCAGAGGACGCAGTAATGAAGGCCGTCCTCGTTGATTGTTTGGAGGAAGAACAGATCGGTGGTAATGATGGGGCGCAATAGCTCTGCGGTTTCGAGGGATATTACGCGGGCTATTGCGAGGTTGTTGCCGTAGGTGCGGCGGATAAAGTGCGACTTGAAGTCGTCGAGTGTAACGTCGCAGCTTGGAAAGAGCAGACTATAAAGTATCGAAGGTGTAATGGTGGACATTGTGAAGAGGATACAATGGTGCGTAGATACTTGGGTTCTGCCGCCGGGGTCCGGCGGCGGGTACGCCAAGGGCCCGCAAAAATTAGGCGATCGAAGGCTCGACGAGAGACTTGCCGATTTGCTGATCGGTATCGTTGGCGAATTGCACGAAGCGTTCAAGATCCTTTGCGAATCCATTGATCGTGCGCACCTTAGCATCGGCTTCGGCGCGAGATGCCATGCCAATGATAGCGCCCACGCGAAGATCGGGGCGCTTAATACGGAATCCGTTGATGGCCGCGATAGGACTACGGGCATCGGCGGCTTGCGGGATGTTGTTACTATCCATGAATACAACAACCCAATGTTTATACATGCCACCAGTGATGACATTGGTTTGATGTTGCATATTAACTACGTCTTGAACAGTTTTCATTTTGCAGAATGTTCAGAGGTTGTTGTTAGATTCGATGGGCACACCTACCAGCGTACCCGCGGGCCGACCCGGCCCGTGAATCCAACGACCGATGAACACCAACCTAGCCGCATAACTTGTGCCACTAAAAAACAAAGGACCCTGTCAGCGCCGCAGCCAACAGGGTCCTCTTTATGCCGGACTACTTAACTTACTTCTTGACGTCGCCCTTCTTGGCCTCGCGCTTGGCCTTGGTTTCGGTGATCTCCCGCAGCTTCGCCGTGAAGCTGATGACCGACGACACCAAGTTATCGCGGCGGGCCACAGCGGCCTCGCGATCGGGAACCCCGAGCGACTTGGCCACGTCGTCCGACCACTCGCCTTCGAGGGCCATGTACAACTGACCGAGATCCGCCCGCAGATTCCGCAGCTTGTCCGTGACAGACTTCTCAGTCTCGCGATCCTTGCTCACGCCGTAGATGAAGCTACCGAAATACTCGGCAACCTGTCCCTTCGTGAGATATGCCTCGTGCGCATCCTCGCTGCGGTCCGCGATGAACTCCGAGACTTCGTCGGCCAGCAGCGTGGACTGCCGCTTGACTTCGGTCTCCGTGCCATCCGGCGCCTTGACCTTGTCAGTGTGCTCGGTGACAACCTGCGACTTGGCGGTCGCAAGCGCCGTGGCGAACGCGAGCGCATCGACCTTCAAGACGGGCGACTTGAAGGTGACCGTGCGGGCCGCCGACTTTGCGGTCTTGCGCACCTCGCGGATGCTGTCGGCGAACACAGGATTCTTGGCTTCGTCGGCAGCAAACACGGCACCGGCGAACGAGGTGATAACTTCGATGTTGTGATTCATAATGATTGTGACTACTAACTAACTTGATTGAACTTAAGTTGCTCTAGCTTGAGGGCTTGAGTTTCGCAGCGTTCAATCGGGAGCTGCTGAAAATTTGGAGGATCCGGCGGGACTTGAACCCGCAATGACCAGAGTCAAAGTCTGGTGTGTCTACCATTCCACCACGGATCTGTTACCTGTCCGCCAACACACTGACGTCGTTGTGCTTCATGTATTGTGCGCAATCGAGAGACGACAAAAATCAATTGCTGCGGACAGAAAAGTTGGTGCCGGTTACGCATCCGGCGACACGCTTCGGTGTCCGACTATCCACTAGATAGCTACGGCTGTGCCAACTACTTTCCCGCAATCAACTTTCCATCTTTGTCATAGAGGCTATATCCCTTATCTGGATCATTGAGCATATCCCACGTTACACAATAACCTTGGCCCATGTAATACCAAATTCCACGATCGGCCACCGAGATAACTGCGGCCCACGTCGAATCTTTCCACGTATTCTTTTTGAGATATGAACCGGGCGGCACATTAGACGGCCCGAATTGTGGAGTCGGCTTGGGGCGCCAGATAATAAATGAATCACTGATGTCCGGCATCGAGGCGCTTGTGTAAGCTTTCCATGGTGTTTCAGGCATTTCATGGTGTGGTCTTGATTGAATAATCTTTCCAGCCTCCCACAATTCGAGGATGTACTTGAACTTCTGATAGTGTTTTTGTTCGGCGGTCATAATTAGTTGAGTAATTTTACGGTGTTATTCTTGCGCCATTCGAGATGCGGATGATTTGGTTTGTGAATACGATAACTTACTTTGTCAGATTTTGAAACCGTTACTCCATCTTTTTCTGCACGATCAACAAAATAATATTTGATGTAGCCATCTTGATATTCAAGGATGCACACATCAAGGCTATTAAATGGGTCATCATGTTCGAATCCCCACACCTCGCCGGGTTGAGGATACTTGGGTATGAACTTGTTGCGTAGATAGGTTAGGAATTTATTGATCATAAAGGTTAATCAAGTTAATTATGTGCCTGCGTTGCCTGTCATGCGTTTGCACGCTATTGAAGTTCGAAACGTCGGAATTGATTGCATAAAATCGACTTCTTTGCACGGATCAGCGTCACGACAGCCTTCCCTGTATGCATCCTCTAGCCACACCGCCGGGACGAGACGGTGCCAATAACCCTTTAGATTTATGATAGGGAACCAATCAGCATAAAGCCAGATGTACAAACACCCCTCACGTTCGACAAGATGACACGGATAACAACCTGAGCCATCTATTGAACGTAAATACCAACCCGGATTCGTGGGCAACTCGTCAGTGAAGACGAGGTTGTTGATGGTGATTGATTTCATAGTTAGTTAATCACAGGGATGAAATAGGTAGTGCCTCGGTGCTCAATACGATAAAGCATTCCGCCAAGCATCTGCACTTTCTCACAGTGGTGACTCATCCACCGTTCGAACTTTACACTGGTGTTGTGAGTGCAGCGTCGGCGCCAACGCCGTTTAAGTTTTGATGGTTTCATTCCACAATCCTTTCACCTTGAGATATGCTTCGGCACGTTGTGCTGCGGTGGCAGATACCCAAGCACGTTTATATTTATAAGTATCTTCTGGTCCTGTTGTTCTACAGGCAGCCAGATAAAGATTTTCGAACAAGTCTTGGTATTCCTCGTCAGTCAACGTCTTCTCAACCTCATGCATCGCGTTGAGATCGTTGTAATAGTTTGGTAACGTATGCGCCAATACATTCGACATTGGATGTAGCCATGGCGGATACCATGTATTATGAATAGGTGAATGCTTCCACCCTTGCTCCTTCGCAATGGCTTCGTTGATTTGTTGAGGTGTCACGGCTTGGCCTCCTTAATCCGCTCCGCCTCCTCGACGATCTCGCGACAGTCGAACGCGTTATGGATCACGAGCGCCTCGCTGTAAGTCTCGCCCGTCTCAGGATCGCTCCACTCGACGCGAGGACCACAATGACACATCGTTCCTTCCAGCTCGTGAGGCTTCTCGTCGTTGATCGGATAGACGTGGATCACGGCTTGGCCTCCTTGGCTGCGCTCCATTCAGCGGCTTCGGGATGATCGAAGATCCCCATCTTGACCGTCAGTCGTCGGTGCATCGCATCCCCCGCCTCCTCCAGCCGCTTGATCCGGGCGCGTGCCTCGGTATACCGATTCACTATCCCGTTCAACTCATCGAGTGTCTGGTCTGCGATAGTGCAATGGACACGCAACTCATCCCTCTCCTCCGTGAGCCGGGCGACCTCAGAAGCAAGTGCTGACGAGCTGCGCTCCGACTGTTTGGAGAGATGGTTAAATGCCACGTCGGCCACGCGGATTTGTTCGCGCAGTAGACGGTTGGTCTCGTTGGACTCCTCCAACTCCTTAACAAACCGTGCCGAGTCCGTTTGACACAGAGCAAGGCGCCATTCGAGATCTGAAATCCGCAGGTCTTTCTGTTCGATAGCGACGCGCCATCCATCCTGCTCCTTTGTCATATCGCCGATTGCGAAATCGTTCACTTCCTTCCTCCACACCACACGGGCGCCATGCTGTTTCAGATTCATGCGGCCACTTCCATTCTAGTTCTTGCCACCGAACTGCGTCGATGGGTATGATGAGCAATTGACCAAGCCTGATACGTCCGGTGTCCTCCAAGTAGCCGGTAATGATCCAGCTATGGATAGTCTTTGCATAGCACTCATCGAAATGGGCCCACCATTGTGAACCCATGCGCTGGAGCCAACCCTTGATTGTGACCTGTTTGCAATAGAAGCACTTAGCAGGGTACTTAAGGCGTCGGGCCATAGCTATTTGGTAAGACGCAAATGGTGATAGCGTTGCGAATACTCGACAAGTATACGCACCTCTTTCACTTCGGGCTTTTTGAGGTAGAAGCGTGCGGTCGCCAGCGCCTCGCGTTTGTTGCTGTAATCATTACGCGTCGAATGCCAATGCTCAACGAGTACGGCCAGATAATAGCGCTTGCGCTTGCGTGGCTTGAATAACTTCATCTTAATTCCCTCCAAGTTCCTGCCCGATCTCGCTGGCCGTGAGCATGGCGATGTACACAGGCTCATGATACACATTCATTTCGGCCTGTGTTTGCCAATGCTGCTGAAAGGCAACAAAATATTCGCCATACCAATAGGAACGTTCAATCCACATACGGCGACAGGTATCGCTAGGGAGCGGCCTCGCGACAACGCGCCAGTCAATACCCTCGTTGGGCTGTTCGCTTAGGAATTTGTGGAGATATTTACTTCCCTGTAAAGGGAAGCGCTCACCACGTGGCGAATAACAATCAAAGAGGAATGTTGAGGAGGTCATTTAACGCATCCTTCCATTTGACCAACAAGAAAGAATAGCGCCAGCAAAACGATGATGGCCGCGAGACCATCCCAATGGAATTTGTCTTTGGATTTCATAAACAATTCTTTACTAACCAACCAAATCGCACGCCTCAGCGAAGCGGGCGAATGAGTGGTCAAGTTGGATCGTAATTGTTGTAGTAACAAGTCATGCAGTTAAAACGCTGGTCGTGCTCCGTGCCACATTCTTTGCACACAATAAAGTTTGTGTGCCGCTTTTGATGCTCCAAAGCCTCAGCCGTGCGACCGGCTAAGAGTAGCATCAATGAAATCGTGTCTGGCGTAAGGTCAATGGTCTTCATATTCAAATATCCTTCAAAATTTGCGGATCATTTTCACAAATGTCTCTAAGTTGATCGTCATAATCATAACCACGTTCCATTGCAAGCTCGACGAAGTCGTTTAGCGCAAAGAACACGTTATCATGCAAACCATAAGCTTCTTGCTCAATGGTTCCGAGGGTTGTGTTTTTGGAGACCGGGTATTCCGGTAACAACTTTTTAAGTTCGGACATTGTCACAAAATAACCTTTTCTTCAGATTTCTTAAGCCCAATCAATCCGCGAAAGTTTGGTACGATTCGCCGGCACACCATGCGGCATACGCTTGCAAACCCAAGCCCGTCCCTTATTCAAAGACCGATGATCGTGCTTTGCCGCACGCTTACTGGTTGCATTTGTGGTTGGTGCACGCCGAAGAGCTTGGGCCGTGCCGAGATTATAGACGTTTCTGGGAGTCTTGTCCCACGCGGCGATTGGATTAGATCGTGCCATACTAAACTTTGTTTCTATTATTCACTAAGGAGCACAATATCAATAGACAAGGGAAAGAAGTCTGTCGAAATATAGAAGACTATCGGGGAAGACAGGCGGAAGGATGCCGCTTGTCTATTGATATTGTGCGCCTGTCGTGCGTCAACTTCGTCGCGTCTGTTGGTTAGGCAGGGGAGCAACTATCAAAACGCACGGGGCGGAGACTTCACCGCTTGTGATACCTAGCACAAGCGCAAGTCTCGCTTTCCTTGTTAGAGAATGGCCAACGTGTAACGGTTCACACGTGATGCCACCGTCCGTGCTCTAATAGCGGGAAAGGAGCCGGTTTTAGGAAACCCACAAAGCGAGGGGAGAAATCACTTACGCGTAACAGCGTTGCCGATTCCTAACCTTGCAAGCATTGCGCTTGCGAGCCATGGCTTCCGTTTCCGGATCGGATCGGATCGGCATTCGGGGCGAACCCCTACTGGCCAGAACCGTCCATTGCTACGATGCCCGCTTCCGCGTTTGCGAGACCGGCCATGCGATATCGGAAC